TGTTTTAGGATACACTCCATTTGGGTCATAAAACCCAAAATCAGGGTCAGCTATTTCAACAGGTTGGCCAGGTATTGAACCAATCACCATCGGTTGCTGCATGGTTGCAGCGTCCAAGAAAAATCCAATGACATGAGTTCCCTCAACTAGAAATGAAGGTGTGTTTCCCATTCCGGCCATAGAGGGAGTGTCCGTTGGAGCCATCACTTGTGCCCACGGTAAATCTTCTGTTGGAAGAGAGTTTAAATCATCTGTATGTAAGCCAATACACCTAACACGGACTCGTCCAGCTTTTTCGGGGTCTTCTCTGTCTTCGACAACCCCGGCAAACCAGAGGAATCCGTCCATTCCCATAAAATCTTGTGTCATTCTAACCCTCAAAATAAATTCATAATTATTTATAAAGGTTAGTGTAAGTCAGGGTCACGTCCTAATCTAGAAGACGAATATGCATTGTACTTTTCTAATCTTGCAGTTCTACCCTGTGCATTCAACATCTCAACCACTGTTGTGGCATCATCAAAAGACAAACCTTCTTCCAAGATTTGTTCCTCGACTACTCGATATCTAATCATGGTTTTATATTTAGGTGATTACTTCCTCAAGAGTTATGAATTCTGTCTTACCTCTTGTAGATTCTAGCTCTAGATATATCGAATTCATGTCTTTTTCTTTGACATTTCGATAATCTTTAGCTTTTTTAGACCAATAATAGAAGCCACCATCCATAAACTTCACATCTTCATACTTATCAGAGAAGATTCCGACAACTTTAGACGTAAAAATCACATCACAGTAGTCTTTGAACTTAACATTTTCACCAATCATAGCAAATTCCTCACATTTCAACAATTTTAAAGTTCATACTGATGACGATTCTCAAACCGTCACTACAATTTTTCGTCACAAAGTGTTCCATAGTGCTATCAAACAGTAAAAAACCACCATCTTTTGATTTTATCACCTTATTAGCAACAATGTATGGGTTTGGTTTGTAACGAAAAACAAAATCACCACTATTTTCTGGGACTTGAACCCAGAATGCTGCGCTTACATGTGGACCTCTTGAGTAGTTATCATGACTTTCATGGCTGTGTAGGTTTGTCATCTCACCATTTTTATGCACCACAGCCCAAAATGCTTCATTAGGATCGTTCTCATAATATAACTCTATATTTTTGTCAGCAACCCCAAACTGTTCGTATACTTTTTGTCTCCACTCTCTTTGTAAAGCTTCGGTAAGTTTCTTAACGTCATCGTTATAGACAATACGAATGTCTTCATTCCGAATACTAGACTCATCTTCGTCCATATTATTACCAGCAAGATAATTTCGTAGAACCATACTACCAATAGACTTCCTGTCTATGTCTGGCAACTCACCAATAATATAATCAACGGAATAAAGTGTTTCAGTTTTAGCCATTCATTTGTTCCTAAAAATCATCTTTTGCTTGTTTTCTTTTTGTGCCACCCATAGGAAGAATATTTTTTGCAATCCTATTGAAATTTCTGTCAAGATAACAAGAAGTTGTTTCAGCTTCTACGTGTAATGGCTTAAACCCGTGAAAATGAACAGGAATTAGTTCAGAGGATTTATCCATGAATTCTTTAGTGTTCGTATACCAGTCGCTATTGTCTAATATAATCATGCCACCTTTGTTTAATTTTGACAAAGATAGTTTGGCGCAATCATATCGTCTTTTTCCGTCTAATACTATAACATCAAACTTATGGTGAAATCTTTCGATCACATAAGGATATTCATTGAGATTTTTTTCTAAGACAGTATTTTCATTTCTTATGTTTCTATACCATTCATCATTATCTTCTACACCATAAACATCTGCCCCAACATCTCTCCACCACAAAGTGCTAAATCCACTCCCATACTCAAACACTTTTGCACCAGACCAATCAATGCTATTGATATATTCAAAACAAGGATAGGTCAGTAAAGGCATTATTTTGCCAGAACCATCTCTTGATACACTCTCTCTTGATGACTCAACATATCCAAATTCAGTCCTTAGTTTATGTGTTATAAAAGAGAAATGCAACTCCTCTATGGGGAGTATGGTATCTCTAATGTTGACCCCACCTTGTTTACTCATCTCTGTTCACCAAACTATAATTTAAATAAGTCATCAAAAAATACTTTGCATAGCCAGGAGCAAGTGGTGGATTGCCTCTATGTAAATACATCCACATGGGTGGAAACATTAGAATGCTACCTTTCTTCGGTTTGATTGAGTCACCAAAGTGAGGGAACACTGTTTCACCGCCACCAAAGTCATCATTCAAGTAAACCATTAGAATAAGCATTCTCTTGCCACCAGCATGAGAGTTTACGTCAACATGGTCGCCAAACTGTTCTGCTTCTTTACCACCATCACTGACAAGGAAACGCTTCATACGAAACTCTTCCCACATAATATCATTTGGCCACTGGCAGTCCTGTATCATCGTGTCTTCACGATATTTTTCTACAATGTCCATAAACTTTTTCATTGCGAGTTTGTTCAAATGGTCAAACCTGTCAAACCCCATAGGGTTCATTCTCTGGCAGTTACAGTTACCACAAATCTGATGACCGTCAGGACGAACAGGGCCAGTGCAGATGCTTGTTCTCTTTACCTCTTCAGCATCCTTCTCCATAGTCTCTTCAAACGATGCAACGTAAGCATCACACATCTCATCGTCCAAGAAGTTAGGATAGAGTCTTGTGTAGAAGTTTAAGCTTTGGGCCATGCTAACTGCTCCTTTGTCATCTTCTCTGTGTTTGGATCATATGCAGCAACCTTTCTATCAGAGAAGTCTGTTCCTTCATTTACAACACTCAAGTCCATATAGTTTAGATGTGTCATCACAAAGTATTTGGCACCTCTTTTAGAGGGGCTACGAGGGGGGTTACCTCTATGGATATAGTTCCATGTAGGGGGAAACATAAACAATCTACCTTGCTTTGGTTTCACTCCAGCATCGAATAATGGAAAGTAAGTTTCTCCATCTTCAAAGTCATCGTTCAGATAAACCATCAGACAGAGAAACCTTTTTGCATGTGCATGAGAATAAACATCAACATGATTCTCCAGTCCATGATTTTGCTCCTCGTTTACCTTGAACCTTTTGATACGCAGTTCTTCCCAACCAATCGTTTTTGGCCATTGCAATGATTTTATCTGACAGTCTTTGACATACCTTTCCACGGCTTCCTGCCACTTGTGTATGAGTCTGTCGTTCAACTCACGAAACCTATCAAACTCCATAGGTCCAAGTCGGTCACAAGAACAGTGGCCGCAAGTAGGATTTCTACTGCCGTCTTTCGTGAAACAGGTGCTAAGTTCTTTCCACCGTTCATTGTCGACTCGTAGAGTTTCCTCATACTTGTCAATGTATGCTTCACAGTCTGCCGGTGAAAGGAAGTCATCGTATGCACGGCAGTAAAAATCTATATCTATATCAGCCATACTTGAACTCTGTCTCAGCCGCAAGGTCCAACTGATGCATGATATCTTCGGTAAAATACTTTTCCGGCTCGTTAAGAATTGTTTTACCAAACTGCTTGCTGCCATCTGGCAACTCAAATCGTGTGCTTACCTTCTTGAAGATTTCATACTTCTCTGCCAACTCCAACAGGCCATAGTAACGGTCAAGTCCCTTGTCATAAGTCAGACGAACATCAACCATCTTGTTCTCTTTGGTCAAACGACTCTTGTGGTTCTTACAGTGAATGATGTTACCAACAACCTCTGTGCCATCTTTCTCTTTTCTCTTGCTCAGATAGACGATACTACTTGCAGCATATTTCAGACCACTTCCGCCGCCCATCTCTTTTGTTGGAAACATACTACCAACAACATCATAGGTATGGTTCGTCACCACCATCGGAATCTTTGCTCGACCAAGCTTCAACGTCAACACTCGAAACGCCGCCTTCAATACTTGCGCTCTTGTCATGTCTCTTGTCTCTTTACCTTCTGCCGTGTCCTCTACCTCTTTCGTAGTGGACAACATACCAAGAGAGTCCAGACAAATGAACATAGGTTGCCGGTCTGCTTCATCTCTCTCCAAATACTTGTCAAGCACTCTGAGAGATTGTGTGCGAAACTCTTGAACAGTCGTCACCGGCATCATCACCATACGCTTCGGGTCAATACCCCGATCAATCACCATCTGCTTTGTAATCGCACTTTCACTCTCAAAGTAAATGACACCCGCATTTGGATTACTATCAAGAAAACTCTTTACGATGCCCATAAGAAAATACGTCTTACCTGTGGCGCTTTCGCCTGCCAAAGCCGTAATCTTATTTGCTGGTAGTCCACCATTCACACTACCAGATAGCAATGCATTGAAAATATAACTCCCTGTATCAATAAATGAATCTACATCTCCTGTCTCTACACCATCATCAACGATACCGCCATACTCATTCATCTTAGCAATATCTTTCAAAAATTCACTCATACTGTATTCTCCTTCTCACGCCATTCTTGACGCATTGTAATATATATCGAATCATTTGTAACTTCATTTCGCATCTGTCGAAAGATACGAGCCGAGATTGCTTTCTCACTTGTCAGCGCATCTGGTTCCTGTGGCTTGACATTACCTTCTGCATCATACTTCTTACCGTCAGCATGATTGGCATATCTGCGTGCCCTTGTGAAACCCATCTCAAGAAACTTGCGACACATGTCCATGCCAACAAAGTCTCTCTCTGAACGATACTCACAATATAGATCGTAGATACGCTGAGAACTTACTCTTGCTTCATCTACAGTTTTAAAACGCCAATACTTACAGATATCCTCTGTGTATGGACGAATAAGCAAAACACCCTGTTCTCCTCTGCCGATACGATATCGACTGTCATTGGGTTCAAACAGGATGTTCTTGTAGTCTAACGAATAATCAAACTCAAGCATGTCAGTTCATTGCATTATACAGAAATGTCATGTAGCCAACAAACACCACAGCATAAAAAGCAGCAATGTAAAAAGCCCATTTGATTAATGTAAACATATGCGTTCCTTTCCAATCCTTGTTATAGTATAGAGTATGAAAAAAGCTTTGTCAAGAAAAAAATACCCAGAAAAAAAATTAAATGAGAATGCCACAGAGTAATCACAGAAAAAAGGGGGGTGGTATAAATGAAAGGGAACCTAGTGCATTTATAGCTTACACATATGATTCAAAAACAATGCCCCCCTGTAAAATACAAAGTGCAAAACAAAAAGTGTTGGATGAGATAACTGGGTTTGCTCGTTCTAGGCATCCGGTGAAGGTCTACTGTTACCAAT